GAGGAAACCCTGACCTATGGCGATCTGCAGCTGGTGGCTGGCGCGATTGAAGCCAGCATCACCCCTGAGAACGCCGACCCGGACATCCAGTACGCCGACGACATCGAATTCGATGTGCTGTATCCCGATCCTGAGCTCACCTTCACCACGAAGATGGCGGACATTCCGCTGGTCATCCAGGAGAATATCTTCGGCAACCAGATCGATGACAACGGTGTCCTGATCCGCTCTTCCACGGACAAGCCCCCGTACTTCGCCGTGGGTTTCAAGAGCGAAAAGTCCAACCACAAGTTCCGCTATGTGTGGCTGTACAAGGTAAGGGCCAAGCCCCTGACCGAGAACTACGCCACCAAGGAGGGTACCACCATCACCCGCCAGACGGGCGATGTGGAATGGACTGCCATCAAGCGCACCAATGACGGGCGCTACCAGGCGGTCGCCGATGAGGGCGAGAACGGCTTCACCGCCGCCATGGGCGAAACCTTCCTGCAGTCCGTGTACGCGCCTACCTTCACGCCCTAATCCGTAATCATCACCCCGCTGCCGCATGGCCATGACGCTGTGCGGCAGCTACTTTTGAAGTTTTGGAGGAAATGAATATGATCACCTGTACGCTCGGTGAAAAGAAATACACCGTGGACTTTGTCTCCGGCAGAGCCCTGCGTGAAATGGAGCCTGCTTCCAAGATGTACGGCAGGCTGGTGCGCCTGTCGCAGGACGCGACCGAAGGCAAGGATGTCTCTCAGGAGCAGCTGACCGTGACGGACGCGCTGGACACTATGGTGAAGTGGTTCTGCATCCTGTTCAACAACCAGTTCACCCCGGATGAGATGTATGACAACTATCCTGCCGACCGCCTGATGCATGACATCGCGCTGGCGTTGATGGCCGTGCAGACCCAGACCACGGAGGTGCTGGACACTTTCCCTACGATTCCGGTGGTGCAGGAAGCGGAGCAGATTCTGGCGGAGGCGGAGAATCCGGAAGTGACGATTCCGCAGGAAGCCTGACGCTGCCGGAATACATCTATGCCACCTACAACGAACTGCTGAAGTCCGGGTGGCGAATGACGGAACTGGATGCCATGGATATGCTGGGTTTCCTGCGCCTGCGGGCATGGGACGCCCGACGGGAGCAGGAAAAGAAAAAGCCCCGGCACCGCTTCATTGATGAAGTCTGGCCGGGAGTGAAGCCGGGATAAACTGGAATTAGTTGTAACGTTAGCTCAAATCCTGCTCTGTACAATTTTCAATCCGAACACCTGAACATCAGAATGCATAGGATCAGTAATCCGATTCCATATCCCATCGGAGCAATATACCACAGATTCTCATTGATGAACATCCCTCCGATAAAACCGGTGATACATAACGCGGAGCAAAGCAGTGATATCAGCTTGATTCTTTGTTGTACCTGTTCTGCGCTTCTGAATGGTAAACCGACGCAAAGGAAGGCAAGACCGGTGAAGAACCCCCATGCCAAATAGTCTGCAGCCATCTCCACTGAAGGCCAGCAGCCGATCTGAAAGTAGGTCGGAACATTGATTCCTTCACGAATCAACGCTCTCGTTACAGTTATATTGATAATATGAGCTGCTCCTGTCAGCGCGCATGCGCAGCTCATAAACGCAATCATTGCTTTCTGATATTTGGGCGGCGTGGCAACCGTCTCTGCCAGCGCAATCAATACGATCAGGACAACGGGTCCGCTTATCACAGTCATCATTTCCCAGATTGTCAAGGATATTTCCGTTTTTGCCACTAAAAACAGACCCATCGACAGAAAATATAATATACATGTGATAATCCCTGCTAAAGAAGCTTTCTTTGTCATAAAACACCTCATCAAATTCCGAGTTTTCGAGCTAAGGCTCGCAACCATTATTCTACCATCGTTCCCGAATCTCCTGCAATCAAAAGAAGGTGAATTCTTATGGCCGAAACCCTGCGCGAACTGGTGGTCGCGCTGTCGCTGGATTCCAGCAATTTCTCGCGCAATATGCGCACCATCAACCAGCAGATCAAGGAAGCCGAGTCCACCTTCCGTCTGGCCGGAGCTGGCGTACAGAACTATGAAAAGACCATCGCAGGCACAGAAGCGAAGCTGTCCATGCTGGGACAAAAGCTCACGCAGCAGCAGCGGGCCGTGGAACAGTACAGCCGGGCACTGGTGGCTGCGAATGATAAGCTGAAGGAAAACTACGACCGCCATCAGGATTACACCCAGCTGCTGGAGCAGGCCAAAGCCCGTCAGGAAGATCTGCGTTTTGAAGTGGAAGCGGCTACCGTCGCCTATGAGAATTACCGTGATTCCCTGGGCGAAACGGACTCTGCCACCATCGCCGCCAAGCAGAATCTGGAGCGGTACCAGGAAGAATATGCGGATGCCACCGCCGAGGTCACCAAGCTGGAAGGCCAGGTCAAAGCCCTGCAGAAGACCATGCAGAACAGCGCGGACGCTGTCAGCAAGGCCACCACTGACCTGAACAATGCCAAGGCTGCTGTGAAGGACACGGAAGCGGAGATCCGCAGGCTGACGGAACAGCTGTACCGGATGCAGTCCGCATGGACGCAGGCCGGAGAATCCCTGACTGCTATCTCCAAGAAATGTGAGACGATCTCCAAGGCCATGACCAAGGCCGGGAAATCCCTCACGACCCACGTCACGGCTCCCATCACGGCGCTGGGCACCGCCGCCGTCAAGGCCAGCCTGGACTTTGAATCCTCTTTTGCGTATGTCCGAAAAACAGTCAATGGTACGGAAGAGGAATTCAATCAGCTTGCGGAAGCCTCGAAGAGGATGTCCACGGAGATCGCCACCTCTACTGACGAGATCAATGCCGTCATGGCCACTGGCGGTCAGCTGGGCATCGCGACGGAGCATATCGAGGAGTTTGCCCGTGTCATGATCGACCTGAGCAATGCCTCAACAGACCTGGACGCGGATACCGCCGCTACACAGCTGGCGAAGTTTGCCAACATCATGGGAACCAGCCAGTCTCAGTTTTCCAATATTGGCTCTACCATCGCCATGCTGGGTAACAACTTTGCCACCACAGAAGCGCCCATTGCTGAAATGGCCATGCGCATCGCTGGCGCAGGCAAACAGATCGGCCTGACGGAAGCACAGGTTCTGGGCCTTGCAACGGCCCTGTCCTCTGTCGGCATTCAGGCGCAGGCTGGCGGTTCCTCCATCTCCAAGGCGCTGATCAAAATGGAAGTTGCGGCCACAACGGGCGGTGATGCGCTGACAGACTTCGCCCGGGTATGTGGCATTACGGAACAGCAGTTTGTGGAGCAGTGGAAAAGCGATCCGATCAAGGTGTTCCAGCGGTTCATTGAGCGCTTGGCTGAAATGAACGAGGAGGGCATGTCTTCCGTTGCTGTCCTTGATGAAATCGGTATCAGTGAGATCCGCCTGCGCGACACGATGCTCCGTGCTGTGAACGCGACAGAACTGTTCGCCAACGCGCAGGATATGGCGGCAGAGGCATGGTCGGAGAACACAGCCCTGACACAGAAAGCCGGAATCATATATAGCACCACTTCCAGCAAGCTGACAAACCTGAAAAACACGGCGCTCATGTTCGCCCAGCGGATCGGCGATGACCTGAACCCGACCATCCAGCAGATCATCGACAAGGCCAACGACCTACTGCAGAAGTTCCTGTCGCTGGATCAGTCCCAGAGGCTGGCCATCGTGAAGTGGGCCGCGTTTGCCGCCGCTGTCGGCCCGGTCGTGCTGGTTTTGGGAAAGGTTGTCGGCGCTGTCGGCACCGTTACAGGCGCTCTGGGAAAAGCCTTCACGGCCATCGGCAAGTTCTCCGCTTCCGTCTCCATGGCGGGCGGCGGGATGAAGGGACTGCTGACCACGCTGGCATCCTCCAAGGTGGCCATGGTGGCCCTTGCCGCCGCGCTGATCTACGGCGCGGTGAAGCTGGCCGACGTTGCGTCCGGAGCGAAAGCCGCCCGTGAAGCGCTGGAAGGCATGGCGAAGACAGCAAAAAGCTGGAAGGAAACCGCCGCCGAGACCTTCTATGGCTCCAGCAGCGGGCTGTCCTTCTTCGGCATGAGCAAGGAGGACTTCAAGCGGGAAACCGGGAACAGCCGGGAATGGCTGAACGGCCTGCTGGCCGTGTGGTCGGACGGCAAGAAGGAAACCAATGCCATCGTCACCGAATGGACGGATTCCTTCAAGAGCCTGACTGCCAGCACCCGTGACGAGCTCACCGCCCTGAAGGAAACCGCCGACAGTGCCGGATACACATCCGTTTCGGATCAGCTGCAGGCGGACATCGATACGCTGGATGCGATGGATAAGGAGATCGCCCGGCTGCTGAAGAAACGTCAGAACAAGAATCTGACAGAGAAGGATAAAATCCGGCTGCAGGAGCTCATCGATACCCGCGAGGCCATTGAGGTCAAATATCATCTCTCCGCTGCCGACACGGACGGCTTTGATACCATCCGGAACAAGGTGGAAGCGGAAATTGCCCGCGCTGAAGCCCGTGGGCAGGAGGTCAGCGCCACAGTCTATGAAAACGCCATGGTCGCTGCTGCGGAAGGCATGTCTGCTGTCAATTCTTCTCTGGACGAGCAGTATGACAAGGAATACGCCCTGATCCAGCTGATCGAGGACAGCACCGAACGGCAGCAGGCCATGGACGCCCTGAATGCCAAATACAACAGTGACCGCCGTGCTGCCGCGCTGGAATACGCGCAGCTGATGGCTGATGTGGTGGTGCCCGTCTGGCAGCAGGATGACATTCAGACCGCCAAGACCCAGGTCGGCGACCTGATGCAGCTGCTCCGGCAGTACAGCGCCGCGTCCACCGACGCCGAGAAGAAATCCTTCCTGCCGCAGCTGAACCAGCTTACCGCCAACATGGATGAGGGAGCGCTGACAGAATACATCGGCCTGCTCACCCAGATCCAGTCCCTGCTGGACAGCGGGATGTCGGAATCCGAGGTACAGGAGATGTTCCCGGATATCGACTTTTCCTCCGCGCTGGAGCAGCTGGCCGCGATCCAGACTTACCTGAACCAGAACAAATGGGACACCAACCTGACCAGCCTGAACGAGATGTTCGGGGAGGCCATCGGCGAAGAAGTCCTGAAGATCACCACCGATCTGGACATGACCGGAGCGCAGGCCCGCTGGGATGAATGGGCCAGCAATCCCGGTGCCATCACTACGGATGCCATCATCCAGGGTTACACGGAAGCGGAGAATGCCGAGAAGCAGCAGCCGCTGGTGGAAGCCTTTGTAGCAAAATACACAGAACAGCCGGAAGGCGCGGACAAGAGCCAGCTGACCCCGGCTGGTCTTGTGGCGTATGTGCAGACCTATGCGGAAGCCACCACGGGCGCTGATGTGTCCGGCTTGAATCCGACGAACGTCACCGCCATGGTCAGCGCCTATCAGGAACTGGCCAGCGGCACCGATGTGACCCAGCTGAAGCCCAGCGACATTACGGCATATGTGTTCAAGTACCTTGAAGAAAACAAGATCGACACCACGGGCCTGACGCCGGAAGGTGTGACAGCTTTCGTCATGGCCTATGAGGAAGTCACAGGCGGCGCTTCCACCGCAGCGCTGAAGCCCTCCGATGTGGTGGGCCTGATCACCCGGTATGCGGAAGCCGAAAACGTGGATGTGTCCGCGCTCTCTTCCGCACAGGTGGAAGGCATCGTCACCAAGTTCGCCGAGGCAACGGGCTGCGATAAGTCGGAGCTCCTGCGGGAGTTCACCGCCTACATCACGGAATACAAGGAAGCCGAGGGTGTCAAGCGTCCGACATTGAACATGCAGGTCGGCCTGTCCGGTTATGACCTGTTGGCCTACCGCCGCTGGCTGCGGAACAACAAGGTCGAGGTGGAAGGCATCGTCCGGCTGTCCGAGGTCTATGAAGATCCGAACAGTGTGCTGGGCGAACCTGGTGTGCGCTACTGGAAGGATGGCGAAGAAATCCCCGTCACCGCTGTGACGCAGGACATGCTGAAACCCGAGGATGTGGCCATCCTGGATAAGGACGGCACCATGCACATCCTGATCACATCCGAGGTCACTGGCGCTCCGGAAGCCATCGCGGAGATGCGGGAGCAGGTGGCCGAGGTAGATCAGCTGGGCATGACCGCGCTGGGCACTGCCCTGACGGGCATCATGCCCATGAGCCTGCTGGACTATATCGACGCCGCAGAACGCCGGATTGAAACCGCCAAGGGCAAGCTCGGCCAGTGGTGGAACTTCATTGAGGGCGGCGACGAAGGCATCATGCGGACGCTGAACCAGTCCATGATCAACGACTTCGATGCCGACAATGTCGCCGAGCTCGCCACCTATGTGGCTGAAGTGGTCTCTGCCATTCAGCAGGGACAGGAAGTCAGCCAGGAAGACATCGACAACCTGAACAAGATCCTCAAGTTCGTGCAGGACTTGGACTCCGTGGGTGTCGGCCAGAATGTAACCGAAGGCATCGCGGAGGGCATGACGGAAGCCGGATGGGACACCAGCGCCGAAACGCTGGCCACCAATCTGGAGACGGCCATCAATTCCGCGCTGATCATCAACAGCCCGTCCGAGCGGATGAAACCTGCTGGCGAGTACGTCGCCGCTGGTGTCGGCGCGGGCATGGGCGAATATGACTTCTCCACGGATGCGGCCCTGCTGGCCAGCAACCTGCAGAGCGCCATCGACACGGCGCTGGGCAACGAATTCCTGAATCCTTCCGGCACGACGGCCATGGCCGGGCTGGCTGGCGCTCTGACGGGCTATGACATGACGGCTGCTGGCAGTACCGTTTCTTCCAACATCAAGAGCGCTCTGTCCGCCAGCCTGACCGCTGTCAGCCTGAAATCCATCGGCACCAATGCCATGGCGGGCCTGAAAGCGGGCATTAACGCCGGGCGCTCCGGTGTGGTCAGTGCCATGCAGTCCGCTGCAAGAGCCGCTGTGAACGCCGCAAAGAAGGAACTGAAGATTGCTTCTCCATCAAAGGTATTTCGGGATGAGGTCGGCACCATGACCATGAAGGGCTTTGGTGAAGGCGTCCTGAAGGAAAGCCGGGTGCAGGCCCGCACCATCCGAAACGCCGCCCGGTACCTGACCGAAGAAGCCCGAGAAAGCGCCATCGCCTACGGCGGGACGGACAACCGGAAGACGTATAACAACACAAACTCCGTCAACCTGTCCGGGAACAATTTCTATGTGCGGGATGAGCAGGATATCCGCTCCCTTGCCATTGAAATCGCCAGCCTGACCAGGAGACAGCAGCGCGGACGCGGGCTCCGGATGGCGTAAGGTTTAACTTGACTTTCAGGGCCTTCAGAGTGAGTAATACTGCTACCTTTGGGAAAGGAGGCAGACGCCATGGGATTCATGATGCAGATCAGGCCGGAGGTGCTGGCAAAAATCCGGGAGGACTTTCCGGCGGGCTCAACCGTTGAAGTGATCGAGTTCCACGACCAGTACCGGGATGTTCCGGCAGGCACACGGGGCCATGTTCTGGCGGTCGATGACTGTGGAACCGTCCACTGCTCTTTTGAGAACGGAGTAAGCCTCGGATGCATCTGGGGCATCGACGTTATCCGCAGAATCGACTGAACACATCAACTGTCAAAGGTCACCTTTCAAAAGGTGGCCTTTTGACGTCTTTGGAGGGAAAACATGCAGGACTATTTTCTCTGGAACGGGGTGGACTGCCGCACCTACGGCATCCACGTGACGGAACAGCCTCCCATCACCATTCCGCTGGAGCGGAGCACACAGACCAATGTACCCGGGAGGCCAGGGAGCCTGACGCAGCTGGAAGGCGACGATGTCTATGATGACATGATCCTGACCGCTACATGCTTCATCTCCGACCCGGCCCAGATCCCGGCCATCGCCGCATGGCTGAAGGGCAGCGGCACCGTGACGTTCGCCAATCGGACAGGCGGATACTACAAAGCGCGGATCAGCAACCAGATCCCCTTTGAAAAAGTGCTCAGGGGCAATCCACACTGTACCTTTGCAGTGAACTTCCGCTGTTACCCATTCTTCTATGCCGATGCGGGTGATGACATCACAGTCACTACATCCGGGACGGTCATCACGAATCCGGGAAGCGTGTACTCTGAGCCGATCCTGACGGTCACGGGCTCCGGGGACATCACGCTCATGGTGGGTACGACCATTGTGGAACTGACTGACATTTCCGGGAGCATCGTCATTGACTCCGTACTGCAGGAAGCCTACCAGGGCACCACCCTGATGAACGATCACATGAGCGGAGATTTCCCTGTGCTGAAGCCTGGCGCGAATGCCATCAGCTGGACAGGAACGGTGACGCGGGTGGTTGTGAGGCCGAATTGGCGGTATTTATAACGGATTCTATCTTCCAAAGTGCAAGGTTCCGTGGTATATTTGATGTGAGCCTTTTGTTTGTACAAAGGTGCTCTATCTTTTGATTTTCTTAACCAAGAGGACTTGATATGGGAATTTTAATATGCGGACTCAACGGAACCGGAAAAAGCACTCTGGGCAGATTGCTTGCTAACCGGATGGAATACGAGTTCATAGATAATGAAGATCTCTTTTTCCCGAAAGCAGATCCTTCGTATACGTTTTCGAACCCAAGAAGCAAAGAAGAGGTGATCCAGCTTCTGGAAGAAAAAATTAGCAGGAACAACCAGTTCGTCTTTGCGGCTGTAAAGGGTAATTATGGCGACAGACTGATCGCCTCACTGGATCATATTGTCCTGATCGAGGTTCCGAAGCAAATCCGCAGCAAGCGTGTGCGGGATCGCTCATATCAGAAATTCGGGGACAGGATTCTTCCAGGCGGCGATCTGTATGATACAGAGAGCAAGTGGTTTTCACTTACAGACAGCAGACCGGACACCTATGTCTCGGATTGACGGGACTTTACCGGTTGAAAATAATCTGGATTACATTCTTTCAGAATTATCGGATGAGGCCAAGTGATACCCCGGAATCTCGGAAGTTAAACTTAGAAACGCCATGTTATCAATAGGAATACTCGACCCAGCGTCGCATCACGCGGCGCTTTCTTTTTACCCTTCTGGAGGTGATACCCCTTGATCTGCGTCTATCCCGCTGATTGTACCGACTTCTCCACCAATGGCAACGGCACTCTGGCTCCGCTGTCGGCGGAGGTGACGGAAACGCTGAACGGCGAATATGAACTGACGCTGGTACATCCCATCGATGAAGCCGGGAAATGGCAGCGGCTGGTGGAGGGCTGCATTCTCCGGGCTCCGGTGCCTGCCGCCATGACGCCCCGCGTCACCTTCACCGCGCCGGGGGACGACAACCGGACGGAGGTCTGGAAGGTGAACACCGACTTCTCCGGTGCGGAGACCCGGAAAGGCACCCTGAACCTGCGCTCTGGGCCGGGCAGGAATTACAAGATTCTCGCTGCCTACAAAAACACCTCTCTGGTGCAGGTCATCGCCAAGACCAACGCCAGCTGGTATGAGGTCACCGCGCCGGACGGAAAACACGGATACATGTCCACCACCTATCTGGTGTTCGATCACGCGGAGGGTTCCGCTTCCGAGGCTGTCTCCGCCGTGGTGGAATCCCGGCAGCTGCGGGATCAGCCTTTCCGCATTTACCGGGTAGTGCCGGAACTCGATAAGATCACGGTTTATGCCCGCCACATCTTCTATGACCTGCTCGACAACATGATCCAGTCCTACAAGCCCTCATCCGCTGCGGTGGGGGCTTCCGTCGTTCAGACGATCTCTTCCTCTTGCCTGTCGGATCATGACTTCACCTTCTATTCCGACCTGGACAGCCGGGCCGAGGATGTGGCGTTTGAAAACGTCAATCCCGTGGACGCGCTGCTGGGCGAAGGCGGTGTGGTCGAGAAATATGTCGGCGAACTGACCCGGGACTGGTGGGATGTATATGTGGTGCAGCGCGTCGGACAGGACAGCGATGTACAGATTCGGCAGGCAAAAAACCTGCTGGGCGTGTCCTATGACGTTGACCTGACGGACGTGGTCACCCGCATCATGCCGACCGGAGAAGATGCGGACGGCAATGTGCTGTATCTGCCGGAGCTCTTTCTGGACAGCGACCTGATTGCCAGCTACCCGCATCCGAAATGGATTCATCTCGCGGTGTCGGAAGCCAAGGAAGTCACCAGCGGCGACGACCAGAAGACCAAAGCCGAGTGCTACACCGCCATGCGGGAAGCGGCGCAGGCACAGTTCGACGCCGGGTGCGATATGCCCACCATCACCCTGACGGTCAGCTTTATCAACTGCGCGGACACCGAAGAGTACCGGGAGTACGGTTTCCTGCAGAACATCTATCTGGGAGACGCCGTCCGGGTTATCGCTCCCCGCATCGGGGTCTGGGTATCCATGCGGATGACGCAGTACACCTACGACTGCCTGACGAAGAAATACACCAGCGTGACGCTGGGCACCGTCGCGGATACGGTGGAAGGCAACGTGATATCCGCCCGTCAGCTTCCCAGCGGCATCATCACCGGAAGCAAGCTGGCCATCAACTCCGTGGGCACGGGCGCTCTGCAGAGCGGTTCCGTCGGCTCCGTGCAGATCCAGATGGCGGCAATCGAAACCGCGCACATTCAGGACGCGGCGATTGCTTCCGCGAAGATCGCTGACGCAGCCATCGGCACTGCAAAGATACAGGATGCCGCCGTGGTGCGGGCCAAAATCGCTGAAGGCGCGATTGGCACCGCTCAGATCGACGACGCCACCATTACCCGCGCCAAGATCGGAGACGCTGCCATCGGTGCCGCTCAGATAGAGGATGGTGTCATCACCTCCGCGAAGATCGGCGCGGGCGAAATCCAGACCGCCAACATCCATGATGCCGCCATTACAGATGCGAAGATCAAGGATGGTGCCATCAAAAATGCGAAGATCGACGATGCCGCCATCAGTACGGCAAAGATCCAGGACGCGGCGATCACCAACGCCAAAATCGGCGGCGCGGCTGTCGGGACGGCAAACATTCAGGACGCAGCCATTGTGGCCGCGAAGATTCTGGACGGTGAAATCGTCACCGCCAAAATCGCCGACCTGGCTGTGACTTCCGGCAAGATTGCCGATCTGGCCGTCACGACCGCGAAGATCGCGCAGGCGGCAATCACCAACGCGCAGATTGCCAATGCCGCTGTGGATACGGCTCAGATCGCCCTCGGCGCGATCACCGCCGCGCTGATTGCGCAGGGTGCCGTGGGTACGGCCCAGATTGCGGATGCCAGCATCACGGACGCGAAGATCGTGGAACTGACCGCCAACAAGATCACAGCGGGCACCCTGTCCGTGGAGCGGCTCATCATCCGGGGATCGGAATCCTCTCTGATCTATGCCATCAATAATATGGGCCAGCTGGTTTCTGCCGAGGTGGATACCATCGACGGCTATGTGCTGACCCAGCGGACGATCACGGCGGACAAGATCGTGACGCACAGCATCACGGCAAACGAACTGGCCGCGCATACGATCACCGCGAATGAGATCCTCGCCGGGACGATCACCGGAAACGAGATCGCTGCCGCGACCATTGAGGGCAGCAACATCAAGGCCGGGACGCTGACCACCTCCCATGTGGCGGCAAACTTCGGCCAGACCCTTGACCTGTCCAGCAATACGGGTATCAACCAGACGGTTGAGCAGATCTATGACGATATGGAGGCGGCAATCGCCGCAGCCGGAGGGGCCGAGGTCATTGTCGGAACACAGGCCGCTGTTACCAGTGAGTGGACTGGTGTGGCCAGCTTCTCTGAACTGAAGGACGGCCAGACCATCCTGTACTGGCTTCCTTATGCCGGGACATCCACATCGGTATCGCTGAATCTGACGCTGTCGGATGGCACCACCACAGGCGCGAAGAATGTCTATATCAACGGCACCACCCGCTGCACAACGCAGATCGCCGTCGGCAACATCATTCAGATGACCTACCGGGTCAATACCCCGATCAATGGCAGCGGCAGTTATACAGGGTGGTGGATCAGCCGTGGTCAGGACACCACGACCAACTATTATGACCGGATCAATTACAAGGCATCCGTGACCGCAGTCGGCGCGATTGCAGCAGGCAGGCTTGGCGTGTTCAACAGCGCGGCGAAGCTCATGCTGCTGTCAACGACCGCTTTTGATGTCACAAAGCCCATCCTGTATGTCGGTACTGCCTACACAACTTCCAAACTGACACAGACCAACAATTACATCTCCTGGGGCACAGCTTTCTCGCTTGCAAACACGGTATCCGGTTTCTCCGGAACTGCAGGAGCGACGGTATACATCAAGGGCACCCTGAACGGCTCCATGCTGACGCCTGTCACTGGTGTACTGACAACTACTGTCCCGACAAGCGAGGATGGTTATACCTATATGCTGCTGGGACTCATGAGCACAGCCACCGCTGCGGTGCTGGCTCCGGAGCACCCCATGTTCCGGTATTACAACGGCGGCTTCAAGGCTATCTCCCAGATCGCCTATGAGGCGATGGTCGCAGCGGAGGACGCTCAGGAAGCCATTGAACAATTGGAGATCGGCGGCAGGAACTACGTCCTGAACTCCGATACGGAAAGCAGCGGAACCGCCGACCTGATTGCCCGGTATGCCCTGTCGGAAGCCATGACGGAGGACGAAGAATACACGGTTTCGCTCTCCATCTCCATGGAAGACCTGACGGCCATTACCATCCGTACCTCGGGCGGGGATCAGACGCTGGCCACCATTCAGCTGGATGACGTTGGGCTCCAGACGGTAAAGGCGACCTTCACGGCGCAGTACGCTTCCGGAAAGACGCCAGACGATGATCCGAATTATGGGGATATTCTCATTTACCGTCATCCGACCGGAGATGCCGATCCCGGCACCACCACCGTTCATTGGATAAAGCTGGAGAAAGGCAACCGGGCGACAGACTGGACTGCCGCGCCGGAAGATGGCGAGGCTTCCCTTGAACTGAAGCTGGCGTCCGTCCGGGCGCAGATCAGCACGGAAGCCGACAGTATCCGCTCAGAGGTGCAGGCCACCTACGCCCTGGCCAGCGATATGACGCAGGTCAGGAGCCAGGTGGGCACCCTGTCCGAACAAACGGAAAGCAATTACACCTGGGCCGTGACACGGATCAATCAGCTGCAGCAGGATCTGACGGACGCCCATGAGGCGACGGAGGAAGAACTGGCCATCTTCCGCACCTACATGTCCTTCGGGGAAGACGGTCTTGTCATCGGCAAGACCGGGAATCCGTTCACCTTCCGGGTAGTCAATGACCGCCTGGCTTTCTACATGAACGACACCGAAGTGGCGTATCTGAGCAATAACAAGCTGTACGTCACGCAGGCGGAGATTCTGTCCAAGCTCATCATCGGACGGTTTGCTTTTGAACCGCAGACCAACGGCAACCTGTCCCTGATCTACAACGGCTGATGCCGGGAAAGGAACAAATATGGCGACAACGGTATCCTACGCCGCGTCTCTTTGCACGAGGAAATATACATCTTCCTCCAACGCCAAGAGCAGCGCGGCCTGTCAGGAATTCTACGATTCCAGCTACAATTATGTCGGCATCATCAGCTTTTCCGGCATGAACCTGGCCAACAAGGTGATCACCAGCATCTGGCTGGATATTGACGCGGCGAAAGCTGGCTACGGCGCGAGCAGCACGAAGACCGTTTACCTGCGGAAGGCCAACTACCAGAACGGCATTGCGTCCGGCATCGCAGGCTGGCAGTATACCGGGGATGAACTCGGCACCTTCGACGGTTCTTTCTACGGGAACTACACCAGCTATTACATCACGGGCTCTTTGTTCACTGCCATGGCGAACTATATCGCCGCAGGAAACAACAGCTTCACCATCTACAATCCCTACGCCAGCGCGTCGTCCCATGGCTATTCCTTCAACTACCTGCAGTGGGAAAGCGTCGTTATTACGGTCACTTATGAGGAAGCGGTCAGCCAGCCGACGGTTTCTTCTTCCTCGGTGAACCTGGGCAGCGCGGTGACGATCTACACCAACCGGCAGAGCAGCGCCACGACGCACACAATTTCCTACTGGTTTGGAAATACCAGCGGGGCGATTGCCACGAATGTCGGCGCTTCAGTATCCTGGACACCGCCTTTGTCGCTGGCCAGCCAGATCCCGAATGCCACCAGCGGCATCTGCACGATTACTTGCAACAGCTTTGTCAACGGAACGCTGACAGGTACCCGAACGTGTACGCTGACGCTGAATGTACCATCTTCCGTTGTGCCTACCATCTCCTCGGTCGCCGTGGAGGACACCAACAGCACGGTCGTCAGCAGGATCGCGGCCTTCGTGAAATCCCTGAGCACCCTGTCTGTGGCCATTACAGCGGTAGGCGTTTACGGGAGCACCATTTCTTCCTACCGCACTTCGCTGGACGGGGTGACGTACACAGCGGCTTCCTTCACAGCCAGCAAAAAGCTGTCCGCCGCCGGGGAAATGACCATGACGGTCACCGTGACCGACAGCCGGGGCCGGACGGCGACCTACAGCACCACCTTTACGGTGCTGGACTACGCTGTCCCATCCATCACGGCATTCTCCGCCGAACGGTGCAGCAGCGATGGCAGCGCAGCCCAGCTGGACGGAACCAATGTGCGGTACACCTTTGCCGGAAAGGTTACAGCACTGAACAATAAAAATGGCCTTTCCTGCGTCGTGTACTACAAGCTGAAGAGCGCCACCGCGTGGACGCAGGCCGAGGCCATGGCCATCACAAGCTACAACCTGAGCGCCACCAACAAGCTGCTGAGCCAGACCTTTGACGCGCTGTACAGCTACGACCTGAAGGTTCGCCTGACGGACTATTTCTACTACGTGGAGCAGTCCGTCAGCATCGGTACCAAGGGTGTGATCCTGGACTTCCTCGCGGACGGCACAGGCATCGGCATTGGAAAAGTGGCGGAGACATCCGGGTACATCGATTGCGGATGGCCGCTGAAGCTGAGCACCGCGCTGGCTGTTGCCTATGGTGGTACCGGGGCCACCACAGCAGCAAACGCTATCGCCAATCTGGGTGGTGTAAAGAAGACCGGGGATACGATGACAGGGAATCTAAGCATCTCTGGCTATCTGTATCCCTCTCTGTACCTGCTCCCGACCTACAACAGCACCACCAACCGGACGGTTTTCGAAGGGAGCTATATCGGCGCATCGTCCTTCGCGTCCTGGGAGGACAGCACAGGCAACAACCGCCGCATGCTGGAAGTACGCACGAAATCTTATGAATCCACCCTGAACAACGCAGTCATGGTACGCGTGTGCGATAATGGCACATGGGGCAATTACCGCGTCTTCCATGCAGGTATGGAGAGTGGTGTTCCCGTCGCCAACGGCGGCACCGGAGCCACCACAGCCGCAACTGCCCGGAGCAATCTGGGAGCCAACAACGCCAGCAACCTGACCACGGGCACCATTCCCGCTGCCAGACTGCCATTCAAGGTGGCGTACGGCTCCGGAAGCATCAGCGGTTCTTCGGCGCTGTCGGTCAACTACTCCTCGGCAGGTTTCACTGCAGTTCCATGTGTGTTTGCCTGTTACTCCACGACGGGCTCCAACTGGTCTGGCGACAACGGTGCGATTAAGATCAGCGCCAAAACCACGACAGGCTGCTCCATTATTGTAGGCGGCAACTTTAGCACCGCAAGAAATATCGACTGGTTCGCGATTGGAGTGTAAGCCGATGAAAACAGAATATCGTTCCCGGGACAGGCCCGTTTCCAGATCGGAGGCGGGTTTTTCAATACGACAAAACGATTGGAGGAAACAGAAATGCGTGACTTTTCCATTGACCTGATCTGGGCGAAGATCCAGATCGCCATCACGGCCATCGGGGGATGGCTCGGCTACTTCCTGGGCGGCATCGACGGCCTGATGATCGCCCTGCTCATCTTCATGGCGCTGGACTATATCACGGGTGTCATGTGCGCCATTATCGACAAGAAGCTGTCTTCCGCTGTGGGCTTCAAGGGCGTCTGTAAGAAGGTGCTCATCCTGTTCATGGTAGGCATTGCCAACATTGTCGATCTGCATGTGATCGGCTCCGGCAGTGCGCTGCGGGGTGCAGTGATTGCTTTCTACCTGTCCAATGAAGGACTCAGCCTGCTGGAGAACGCGGCCTACATCGGGCTTCCTATCCCTGATAAGCTGAAAGCCGTTCTGGAACAGCTGCACAACCGGGATGAGAAGGAAGGAAAAGACAGTCAGGGCGACGGCGAATAACCGCCGCCTTTCCCATTTTGGAGGTGACGATTATGTCTGAAAGAATCAATACACCGTTCACCAACGAGCACTTTGCTGACTGGTGCCAGAAGATGGTGGGACAGCCCTACTGGTACGGCACTTGCGTTTATAAGGCCACCAGCAGCCTGCTGTCCCGGAAGAGCAACCAGTACCCGTCCCATTACACCTCCGGACGCATGGCCAAGTACAAGCAGAACGTCGCTGACAAGGCGGTGGTTTCCGACTGCATTGGCGGCTGCAAGGGTTATGCCTGGACAAACGGCGGTCAGGGTGTGCTGGAAGCCATCGGGACGGACAAGAGCATCTCCAGCAGCTATGGCTCCCACGGATGCCCGGACAAAGGCGCGAACAGCATGTTCAGCTGGGCCAAGTCCAAAGGCGCTGACTGGGGCACTATCAACACCCTGCCGGAGATCCCCGGTCTGGCTCTGTACAAGGACGGCCATGCCGGATACTATGTCGGCGATGGCTGGGCAGTGGAGTGGCAGGGTTTCAACTATGGCTGCGTGAAGACGCAGGTGAAGAAGCGGCCCTGGACACACTGGTACAAGCTGCCGTTCATCGACTACGGCGACACCAGCGGCGCTCAGCAGGCCGTGGAAGCAGTAACGGTGTACACACTGGGCAGCAGGCTGCTGAAGAACGGCTCCTCCGGGTCTGATGTAAAGGCGCTGCAGGAGTTCCTGAACCAGCTGGGCGCGGCCCTGACGGTGGATGGCGAGTTCGGCAGCAAAACGGAAGCCGCAATGAAGGCTTTCCAGAAGAAAGCCGGGCTCAAACAGGACGGCAAGTATGGTGATCAGACGCATGCCGCCCTGATGTCCGCTGTGGCGGAGGCCGATGCTGGACAGCAGGCCATGACAGAAACCCAGACTTCTCCGGAACAGGAAGAGCCCATCGCTGGGCAGACCACCATTCGGGTGACGATCCGCTCCTCCGGCGGGAAGGTCAATATTCGCACGGGCAACGGCACCAGCTATAGCCGCATCACCGCTGTCGCACCGGGCACCGTGCTGGAATATGTGGCCACCGCCTTCAACGGCTGGCAGGCTGTGAAGGTCGGGAGCCAGGTCGGCTGGGTTTCCGGGGAGTACAGCGAGATCACAACTGAATAAAACCATTTTGGGCTTTGCTTTTCGGGCAGAGCCCGCTTTTTCTTTTTTCAACTTTTCTCCGCTCAAATCATCTTTTCATCTCCAGTGGAAAGTGTAGAACATTCAACTGGAGGATTTCGTAATGACCGATCTTCAGAAGAAGCGGATCACTAAACTGCGTCAGCAGGGGTTTGGGTACGCATCCATTGCCGCAGAACTCAAGATGCCTGTGGGAACGGTGAAGACATTTTGCCGCCGTAACAACCTTCAGACTGGGGATCTTGCGAGTGACACACAACCTGAAAATATATCTGAGTCATCGCCCAAGAATGACTTGCTAAGTGACGAAAACAGAGCTAATACTACTGCTTGTAAAAGGCCGCGAGGCCTTGAAAACACTGAGTTTTCGGATGGCCAGCCCGTCTGCGAGATCACGGTTTCCTACGCAGATGAACCCGATCAGGGAGCCGTCGCGGATGTGCTGGACATGCTCACACACGCACACTACGGGGAGGTGACAAAATGAAACGGGTGATTTGCCTTTACCGTGTTTCCACCGTCGGGCAGGTGGATCACGATGACATTCCCATGCAGAAGCTGGCCTGCCGTGAGTATGCAGCAACCCATGCGGACTGGGAAATCATCGATGAGATTTCCGAAAAAGGCGTCTCCGGTTACAAGGTCAGCACCAATGCCCGTGACGCCATTGTGGAGATCAAGAAGAGAGCGCTACTTCATCAGTTCGATGTGCTACTGGTTTTCATGTTCGACCGCATTGGTAGGCGGGATGATGAAACGCCATTCGTGGTGCAGTGGTTTGTTCAGCAGGGAATCGAAGTCTGGAGCGCCAGAGAAGGCGAACAGCGCTTTGACAACCATGTTGACAAACTTCTGAACTACATTCGCTTCTGGCAGGCTTCAGGTGAGAGCGAGAAAACTTCCATCCGTGTGAAGACGAAGCACTCTCAGATGGTGCAGGATGGACAGTACCGGGGAGGAAGTCTTCCTTACGGTTACAAGCTGGAGCATCAGGGCCGCACGAACAAAAAGAATCAGGAAGTACGGGATCTGATGATCGACGAAGATGAAGCTGCCATCGTCAGAGAGATTTTCGATCTGCTGACCAATCACGGTTACGGCACAAACCGGGTCGCCCAGTACCTGAATGAGAAAGGCGTCAAGACCAAGCGCGGAACAACTTTGTGGCGCGGAACAAGCATTCGGGCGCTCATCGACAATCCGATTTACATTGGCATTTACCACATGCAGGGAGTGCAGTCAGAGCCGTTCGAACATCTCCGGATCATTGACGATAACTTGTTCCAGCGCTGCCAGCAGACGGTGAAAGGCAGATCGACCAAGAACTTCGGTGAAGAAGCCGTGGTCTTCCGGACGGACACCCGGAGCCTGCTGAGCGGCATCATCTACTGCGGGCACTGTGGATGCAGGCTCTGCTTCAATCATCATCATGAGGAACGAAAGCTTGCAGGTGGCGGCACGAGTGTGTACGACTATGAGACCTATCGCTGCTACCGGAAAATCTCCTCAAAGAGAACTTGTCAGGGGCAGACCGTTTACAAAGCGTTCGCTCTGAACGAGGCAGTTGAACAGCAGGTAAAGATGTTCCTTTCCAAAATCGAGTCCATACCCAGGGAACGGCTGATGGAACTGGCCAGTGCCAGAAACGAAGAAACCTATAAGGTAGCTTTCAAACAGGCGCAGAAGGATTTCGAGAATGCCGAAAAGCAGGTCACGGCACTGGAAGAAGAAGCCGTCAAGGCGCTGACCGGGGAAAGCCAGCTCGACCTGAGTGTCGTCAACTCCATGCTGGTAAAGCACCGGGCCAAACTGGAAGCTGCCCATACCGCTATGGAAGAGGCGCAGACCCGGATGCAGGCAGAGAAGGAAAATGCAAAAGAAACCAAAGCGCAGATCGACGAATTGCTCTCCTGGGCAGAGTGCTTTGAGAAGGCCGACATCGGCACCAAGCACCTGATCGTTGCCCGGCTGGTGGAGCGGGTGGATGTCAGCACCGGGTACAAGGTACACATCAAGTTCAGGATTTCACTGAAACAGTTCCTCGGTCAGGAGTAA